CCAACCTAAAGCGCCCACGGCGGCAGCGCCGCCACCACAGGAACGAAGAACCGTACCCCGAAGAGACGGTCTTCCTCCACACCTCTCGTGCAAGGCGTTTCGTGGGGACAGGATCCCCATTCCACGCCCTCTCCAGAAGGAGCCCAGAAAACTCCTCCTGAAGAGCCGCCCCGGCCGATCTCGCCGATCGCGTCGGAGCCGGTACACGAACCCAACCCTCCGGGACACCAGTCCCGAGGCGCACCTCGTCCGCGGGCAGACCAAGAGGAGGAGTACTGGTCAAAAACCAGGCCTCCCTCTCCGCCCACCCTAGCCGAACGAGGGTCTCGGGACTGATTGGCGCGCGCAGGTCGCGCAGCCAACTCCTACCACAGGCAGCGAACTGCCTGCCCCGTCGACGGAGATATACCATCTCCAGCCTGATCCGACATTCCCCCCGGAAACCACGTACAAAAGTACGCAAACCCGGGCCGAGAGAATGAGGAACATAGTCCGAATCCAGAGTGGCCAAACTCTGAAAACGGGCTACGGGCACGAGCTTTGGCCCCAACTTTCGAGAACGAAAGAAGGTCGAATTGAGAGAGAAGATACTGGCAGAAACCAATGTCTTCCCTCGACAAAGCTCAAGCCCCAGGCTGGAGACAGTATCCATCCAACGGCGAACAACCTCCATCCGAGCGCGGAAAACAATGTCGTCCCCGTTAATGCGAACTAGGTCATCGGAAACCTCCGACCTAGACACGCAATAACGAAAGGCAACATAGTTCTGGAGACAGAGAAGGGGAAAGCTCAAGAGATTCCCCATCAACTGCCCCCGAACTTGCCGAAAACGACAAGCCCCCCCGCCGGAGAGAGGGTACTCCACGTCCGCACGAAGCGAACGCCGAGCCAAATCGAATACACGATTTGGGACAAAGAGTGCCCTCTCCTGGAGAACACCGAGGATAACCTCGGCGACCTCCAATGGAAGATTGTCCGTCGCGGACTGGTAATCTCCGCTGACGAAAACCTCCCCCTGCTCACGAACAAAGTGAGAAAACTTGGCTTGCCTGGCTTCACCACGAAGAAGCCAGGAACACCTGTCCGAAAGAACCCCGTAAATGAGACGGTGCAGCGGACCCAGCAAGCACTGGTCAGCTGACGCCACCGTCACACTACGGGACTTCCCTCCAGTATCAACATTCATAAACCGCACATCAAACGAGTCCCCCAAAGGAAACTCGGAGATGCCGCTTACGAACGAAAGATACTGGGCCTGGAGCCCCCTCCACTCAGAACGGCAACCGCCGCGAGAGCGAGGGGACTCAAGACAAGAAGAAAGGGGAGGAGCGTAGGAGGAAGCGACCCTCGCGTAGCCAGAGTCCCACCCCGTTCCAAACAACGAACGTATCTCACGCCGAACATGACGGAGATACCCCGAAGGAAACGAGGCAGGATTCAGGCACACGCGATCGCGATGAGCCTCCCAGGGAGCAGGTGGACTGGGTAGAATTTTTCTAAAAAGAAAAAGACTACCCGCAATTGAAGTCCTAATCTCGAGAGAAGCTCGGGCTAGGACAGGCCACCAGGCGTGGTCAGACGGGTTCTCAAGGAGTCCCACACAAAACTCCTTGATCTCTTTGACAGAGGCGGAGCTATCCCGAGAGAGATCCCACTCCGGCACAACGAGGGAACCAGGTGGAAAACCACCCAGAGCCT